TTCTTTCACTGTCCGTCTCGAATGATTTTGGCAAGCTCTTTGTATCTATTGGGGGCGTCTTCTCTCGCGGCTTTGCTATCGAGCATTTCCTTTGAAGCTCGGTCATAGTCACCATCCTTGAACGCCTGGATCATGTTTTGAAATCCCGCAAAGCGTGAAGGTCCGAGGTTGTACATCATCGAAATCATGGCTGTTTTTCGGGGGTTATTCAGTTCTTCATACCAGGGATAGGATTTCAGGAAATGCACTGACTCTTGTATCGCTTCCTGCAACATGAATCTGGAAGCGGCTTGGGAAATTTTACCTCCTGCTCGTTGGTCGATAAGCTGACCAACTCCGATAGACCACAGGTCTTTTGAGTCTTGGTAAGCATGCAAGACTTCGCCTTCCTGTCTTACCAGCATGTCTTCGATTGATTCAGTCATTGCCATCGAATTTCTTCACCTGATCCGAAAATTTAAGCTGAGTCGGTTCCACTTCCTCGACTCTACCGTCTGAGTATTCGACGATAGCGAACATCACTTCATTCTTCCGAGTCCAGCCATGGAAGGTAAGCATCTCTCCGGGAGTCTTGCGATCTTCGGCTTTTCTCATCGGAAGGCTTCGTCAAAGATCACTAAGTGAACTAGCAGAGCGCAGACGTTCCAGTTCATCCACGCGGGCAGAAAGTTCTTTATTTTTTAACGATAAGTCTTGTAAAGCATTCACGAGTATTGGAATGAGTTTTCCAGGTGATGCTTCGAGCCTGTCCGGGTTTGATTCGTAGACAAGGCCAAGCCATTCGACTCCGGCCTGTGCTACTTGTAAGTCTTGGGCGATAAATCCGGCCTCGAACTTATCCGGCTTCTCCGTGCCGTCGCGCATGGCCCATTTGAACTTAACCGGTTTTAGTTTTTCCACGAACGCAAGGCCGAGTTCCAGGGACTGGATATCTTTTTTGTCACGTCTATCGGAGATAGCGGTGATAGTGGTCTGCGCGCAACGAAGGGTGCCGACGGAGGCATTGCCAAGCGTGAACTCGTTGCTGACGGTGGCACCAGATGCCTGCGCGTTGTAGCCTACGCAGGTGTCATTCGCGCCGGTGGTGATCGTATTACCCGCTTCGGCGCCTAAAGCCGTGCAAGTGCCGCCCGTAGAAAGCAGNAGCGCGTTGATGCCTACGGCCGTGCTGGAGGCAGTGGTGGTAATCGCGTTTAGTGCTTTCCAACCAACGGCCGTGCAACTGGCTGCGGTTGTCGCTGCGACCATTGCGGAGTATCCAACCGACACGTTGAAGGATCCGGTTGTGTTACCGCCGAGGGCGCTAACCCCTACGGCGGTGCTTTGCTCGGCGGTCGTACTCACCTGCATGGCACCGTTGCCGATCGCGGTGTTTTGCCCGGCGGTCGTGCTTGTCGCTAAGGCGCCGCCGCCAACCGCCGTGTTGTAACTTCCCGTGGTATTGGCACCCAGGGTGTCCACTCCCAGTGCCGTGTTCTGGGTCCCGGTCGTGTTAGCAATAAGCGAGTGCCTACCTACCGCGCTATTCTCGTTACCGGTGGTGTTGGCCTGTAATGCGCGATCGCCGACAGCGACATTCTCGATTGCCGTTGTGTTGCTGAATAAAGCCCGATGGCCAACGGCGGTGTTACCGCTTTCGGTGTTGGTGCCCAAAGCCCCTGAACCGATGGCGACGTTTTCAATGCCGGCGATGTTGGTTGAAAGGGCGGTGTTACCCACGGCGACGTTGTCGTTACCCGTGGTGTTGGCGAGGAGTGCTGTGTAACCCACCGCGGTATTCAGCGTCCCCGTAGTTGTTGAACCCGCCGCACTCCGACCGACAGCCGTGTTCTTCGCTCCCGTAGTGTTGGCGGCGAGGGCGTTTTTACCCACTGCGGTTCCATCGGACGCCGTGGTATTCGCGGCTAGCACGGAAGAGCCTAAGCCGGTGTTATCAATACCCGTGGTATTGGCAGTGAGGGCGTTTTGACCTATTCCGGTGTTGTCGGACCCGGTGGTGTTGGCGGTGAGGGCAGCAGAACCGACACTGGTGTTACCCGTTCCCGAGGTATTGGAATCAAGGGCGGTATCCCCCAAGGACGTATTAGAGGCGATATTTCCAGCCCCTCGCCCAATCTCCAAACCATTGATAGAGAGGTCATAGGGAATGTCTTTGGGAACGGAGGAATTAACCGCACTAGCAATGCCATAAGCGACCGCCGACATACCGGAGTCCAACACACCGGAATCGAGGACAACGGTTATAGTAGTCAAGGCCGCAAAGCTGGAGACTGAGATACGACCGTACAATATGGTCACCCCGGAGGTGCTGCGGATACGTCTTCCGACGTGAAACGTCGTCGTTTGGTCACCGACTAGGCTAAACTGGGTCGTACTGATGAAGGTCGGTGTGGGGCCAGCGATCCATTCATTGACCGTGACCGCTGCGGCGTCGATATCGTTAATTGCGGCTATGTTGTCCCACGTCGCGATAGCACTTGCTGGCGGATCGGTGTCGGTCGATGGAGCCAGTACGAACTTATAGGCAATGTCTTCGGGGAGCCAAATAGGACTGGGAGGTCTGCCGTTAGCATTTAAGACGATGGGATTGGTATGATTACCAGACCCCGCTTCGTCAGTCTTGGTAGCGGTTTTGGTAGTGGTTGCTTCTATATACGTGAATAACAACGCACCCGATCTTGGGTTACCATTGTCATCGACGAAGGACACGCCGTTACCAATCGGCGAGAAGTAGTTAGCCAATGTGATCTCCGCTGCCTCACGGCAGTGAAAGGGGTTAAACTAAGTATGAGATCTACTCTGATTGCTGTAGTGCTGCTAAGCGCTTGCGCCACGCCGGAATACTCACCGACAACAAAAGAAGGTGCGCAGTGCAAAATAGACTGCGCAAAACATCAACAGCTGTGCTTGATGGACCGCATCATGTGCGCAAGCGCTTACCGGCGTTGTGCCCAAGGGTGCAAGGAAATGGAGGAACTTAAATAATGGAAACTGCAATCGCGGCCTTTTTAAGGCCGTTTGTACTGCTGGTAGTCGCTTTCGCAATTCTCTATCCTGCTAGAAAAGCCGTAGAAAAATGGTTCCCCGAAGGAAAGGTAAAAAAATTACTCCTGACTCGCGTAAACTGATGGAGCGAGCATTCCCAGTGACTTCGCGACTATGGGGTCTTCCAACGCTCCTAGTTTCGAGGCTCCTTTCGTTACCATTCCAGGGTTATAGTTCTTTTGGCCGGCTAGCATCTTCGATAGCACCGCCGCTCTAACCGCCGGTCTGGCAAGGGCAATACCTAACCACCCAGGATTTTGCGTTATCGCGCTCGTACCTATCGCTGCGATTGCATCGAGCGGTGAACCACCTGGAGTCGGATTGACGTTTTGCTGCGCGTACTTCGGGAAGGCTCTGGCAAATTGCGCCGCTTGTTTCAATTGGTCGGTGAGTGGTTTGCCCTTAGCCAATTCAGCTGCGAGTTTTTTCGCGCTGACATCGCCGGTTTCCTCAACTAACGCACGTTCAACGGTACCGACCTTACCCAACATAACGCGCGCGTTTCGAAAGTTCTCCAAAAACTGTTTACCAACATTAGTCGGCGCGATGCTTCGCTCGATCAGGTCTTCCAAAGCTCCCGCAGCGGCTAACTGAACTTTGCCCAAAGATTTTGAAGCTGGATCGGTGTTGATGGGACTTAACAATGTCTTTGCTTGATAACGCAGAGACTTGATCGCCTCAACTGCTCCTTCAGAGGAGAAAGTGCCCTTATTCGAAAGGCCGTCTATCAAATCGTTGATCTTTGAGTTACCGAGTTCTGGAAACTCATCAGCCAACCCATTGAACTTATATTTAACCGCTCCCAGAGCTTTTACATACTCATCGTCAGCTGCGAGCTGTCCTAGGTTTTTAACTTGATCGTAAACACCCCATGCGGCTTGCTTAATCGGCATGATGGTTTCGGAGGTAATCGGTGCGTCATCAGCCAACCCCAAAGCCTGCCGTACTAGCTTATTGGTTACCTGCTGGTTTTTAACAGACGCCTGTTGAGAAACAGAAGCCTTGCCGGCAAGTCGTTCCATCAGGTTGCTAACGACTGAAGGATTTACCTCGGATGGAGGCACGACGTAACCCGCTTCCCGACTCGCCGCTAACGTCGCGTCCTTCGCTGCGTTCTGCGACTTCAAGGCCGCTAGCTTCGCTATTTTGTTCTTGGCTCCACTGACACCGGCTCCGATAGCTTTACCGACCCCGTAACCAGTTGCACCCGCGCCAGCCCCCACTGCGGTATTGAGAAGTCTACTCTCACCATCAACCGTGGGTTGGAGAAGCCCCAAACCGCTGCCAATCGCAGAAGCGCCTACCAATGTATTAGCGCCGGGAATCATGGATACCGGGAGGCTCGCGACTACATTGCCAGCGATATTCCCAGTCATACCCATTCCAGTTGCCATCAGCGGTGCGTCCAGCCTTCGGGATTCTTCAATATCCGCAAGGATGGAGTTGCCGCGTGCCTTCTCGGCATCTAAAGACTTCTGTGCTGATTCAGCGGTTACGCTTTGTGGGCCAGCGATACTTGGGGAATAACCCGTATCCACAGCGAGACCCGCCGCCCCAGTACTCATATCGGAAAGTATCTGACTCAACCCACGGCCCATGTCGGTCACAGCTTTACCGGCTCCTGCAAAAAACTTAGACGTACCCGACATGCCTTCGGTCGGGTCGAAAGAATTAGGCGCTTTAGTGGTGGTTGCGGTGGTTTTTGTTTCAAGCAGGTCACGTGGACCTTGCTCTGCCATACCCTCAAAGAGGTCACGCGGCATTATTTAATACCCAACCTTTTCTTCACTTCTTGAATCGAAATCTTGTGTTTCAACGCGGTAAACTCCAAATCTTTCTGAGTGGGGGCGGCTTTAGGTGCAGTAGATGCACTTGCTGGTTTACCGGCTTTTTGCGCGAGCTTCGCCGTCCCGACTTTCACCGCGTCCTGGAATTCATCTAATGCCTTTAGGAACTCGCCTTCCGACTGACTACGATCCATTCTGGCAATCGCATTCTCAGCTTTCTTGCCTTCAACCTCAGTGATCTGTCCACCGCCTTTTAAAGTCTGGTAGGCTTCGAGGAACTGCTTACCCTTCAGCTGATCCAGTCGTGCAATGAAGTCTGCCTGAGGCGATCCCGGAATTTTCGGAATGATCGAGGTTGCCCCTGTGGCCCAGGTTCTGCCGGGATGATTTCTAAGTTCTTCAATTAGATTGATGGTTTGTTGGGCACCAGATTCAGCTTTGGGAAGTTCCATTTCGGCCTGACCCCTAGACTTCCCTTTTTCCTCTTCGGCTTCCTTGGAATTTATATAATTCAGTTGCTCGGTAGGTTTTAATTTACGATCAACTACCGAACGCGTCACCGTGGGGTTGACTTGACTGGGTGCGACATAACCCTCTCCTGTGTCCAGGAACTTGGTCGCGCGCTTCATCGTCAAGAAGCGCTCCTGGTCTTCGGGTTTGAGACTTTGATAGTACTCCCACTCGCGCACAGAGGAAGGATGACCTTCCTCGCCACCGGGCCTCATGAATTTTTGAGCTTGGGCTTGCTTTAGCATATTGGCAAAAGCATTATTCTCTCGTGACTGTTCAAGCGCTAAGGCATCGGTCCCATACCCGGCCCTATAGAGTGCCGCAACAGCGTTTTTGAAGTTAAGACCTCCCGGAGTGGCGCCGACGATTTTCTCGCGGGAGATATCGCCTTGTGGTCCTTCGTCCTCGTAGACGTATTGAGAAGTCCCCGATGAGCCTTCCTCATAGGCTCCTTGAAGGGCTCTGTTAATGGCGTCCTGTCGTTTCCGCGAACGGATTGCGTCTAGTACACCCATTTATCACCCCTTACCGCCGCCACCGAACCAATTAGCGAGACTGTCGGAGATATCCTTAAAGACTTGATTCTGCGCCATGCCTTGCCTGAGTTCCGCTTCGCCTCTACCAACTTGGAGTTTCGATAGCATATTGCCGGTATCAGAGGTTAATCCTGCGCCCGCGCCGGCAGCACTCTGCCCTATCCCCAACAAACTTAGCAGGCGTGAAAATTCATTTTGGGTGTCTTGGTTGTAACGGTTGTACTCTTTGTCGTATTCATTAGAGGCGAAGTTCTGACCGTATTCCGTTAACGCTTTCATAGCGTTCCCTGACATAAGACCGCCGCGTGCAATCGCACTATTTTCCAAGGCTTCTCGTCCCTGATCAAAACGAAACTGATATCCTGGAAGCGACGTAATGTTCTGCCCCGTAGGCCGTCCTTGTTTATACGTGTCCATGAAAGTATTAGTTTTGTCGATGTAGCCATTTCCAAATTCACGATAAGGGGCCAGGAGTTCCATCGACTTATCGTAGTATTGCCTTGTCGTGTCCTGGCCCTGCTCGTAACCCTTGGTCGGGTCACCGATCAGCTTGTTGGCGATTTTGTTATAGAGTCCCATGATTCACCTCAGTCAGTTCGATTTTATTTCCCATGTTCCGGCCCTACACGCTGACCCCTGCGCCGTTTACCCAAACGACACTTGGCGTAACTTGCTTTACCCATATTTCTAAACCGAGTGTTGTGTCGAAATAATGACGGCCAATCCATAAATTCTTTGTCGGTCGAAGCGCGGTCGTTCCTGACTGTTCGGTAGCCGATAAAATTAACTGAGCTGAAGTTAACCAGTTGGTCCACTCGGTACCGAATTTACCGGACTCGGTTAAGACCAGAGCTTGAAATGGAGTGTCTTTAATCATCGGGGAATCAAGTTAGCCGCTGTGATAACCCGTTTGACTGGATCGGTGATTCGCAATTTGTAAACGTTGTCCCTGCGTCCACCTAATCGTCTCCACCTAGTTCTGGTTTGGTAAGCGCCAATCTTTCCGATCGGGGCAAAAATCTCCGTTCCGTAGGTCCTGCCACCGTCTCTGGATATCTGCAACATCGCCTGGGGTTCCGAGCCCTGCCCGGTGGAAAGTCCCACACCGGATTCCATCAATACCTCTAAAGCGCCTATGGAAATATATTTATCTTCATCCACAACATGCCGGCTAACCAATTCCAGATCTATCGCATCTCCGTTGTCAGTGTATACATCGAGATCAACCCGATAAATCTTTCCGTTGGTGTAGTCCGTGACGTAGCTTTGATTTAAATAACTAACCTGCATATCCGCCCGATGTCGGCCTATCCCTGAGCTTTTTAATTGACTCCACAATTTGGTAGAACCATCGTAGAGCCATGAAAAACCGGCGGTGGGAAAATTTATTTGATAAAACGGATGACCTCCGATCATGTACGCAAAGCCCGTCGCGTCACTGACGAATGAATAACCGTTGATGGTGGTTTCAAAATCGACATCAGATATTCTCTCGGGTTGGTAGCCGCTCAAGTACACGACCATCACCTCGCCCATGTTGTTTCTGGCTAGAAAAACGTAGGAGTCTAAAAACCTAGCCAGACTCCATTTCGCGGCGAGACCCCATTGAAGATTCGTCCCCGGTATTCTGGCGTACGGAAATCCTCCAGATCCGGTATCCGCCCAGAACTCGGTGGTTCTTTCTCCAAACAGCAAAACCTCATCTCGCGAGGCGACTCGAACCAAGTTATCCGGTGAAGACTCGGAGGTAGAAAAATCCAACGCCGCCCAGGCATGACCGTTATAGTTTCCAGATTTGTAAAACTCACCGGTAGAACCTTTGTTGACGATAAACCGGCCGTTATGAAACGTTACCGTTTGTGGCTTGTCCGGGAAATCTACATCCGTTATCTCACCAAACGCATTGGTTACCGTGTTGTAGATGTAGCCGTCTTCTCCATCAACGATGCATATTTCCGTGCCGTTATCGTCCATATCGACACGACTACTAGTCGTCGTGTTCAGTGTTCCACGGTTGGTCATCGTCCCCGCGTTATTCAGCTCCCATAACGTGAAACGATGGACCACATAGAGATTGCTGTTGCCGATGAACTCATGCGCCCCCCTCACTGGGGTTTCACCGAAATTCACGTATAGCTCTAGCCCCGGCGTACCGTGAATAACGACACGCGTATGTTCGCCCTCCGGTTGGAATTCGTAGTAACAGTTCTGTCTTTTTTGGGAGGTGGCTTTGACGCTCTTGCCTTGTAGTCCTAACCCGAAAAGTTGAAATCTCATGTATCGCTGCGAATGTTAGAGGGCCTGCCTCGCATCCCCCAATCGACCTGGGCGACCATTGATGGGGTGTTTAGGCTTTTGATAACCGCTTTTGACTGACGGGCGATCATGACCACGGATTCGGGCAAAGAGAGTTCGGGGTACTCCGCGTGTAATTCAATCGCGAGATTGAAATCAAACGCACGTTGATACCCCGCCGGCATTGCTATGTCAGTCGTCAGTGACGTGAACTGCTGTAGCTGCTTCCAGGAATTCACGTAGAAACTGATAGAAGCAGACGGAACCGGCCAGCCGAAGATCGTGGCTAACGGTGAAGCCTGTGAAAAATAGATGACTTCCGGATAGGAGCTTTGAGTGGTCTTATCCGCTATCGCGTCGTAAATCTCTTTATCAACGACCTGATAGGGGTAGTCGATGTCATTGATTCTGGTAAATGCGTTTTCGATCTTAGTAGGTCTGGTGCCGTTGAAATTCCCACTACTGCCTATGGTTCTTGAAGCATTACCACTGGCCCAGGTGTAAACGTCCTGCTGAATCTGGTAGACCATTAATCTTTCGATCGACCAGGATTCTAGTAAAGCATTAGCAGCCGCCATGCCATCAGTTGCTTCACTCGCGGTCGGGCTTTCCGATTGCCCAAGGGCGCCGATGAGGCGCATGGACTTTTTGATGGTATCAAGCAGGGTTGGCATTTAGCCTCGGGCGCCCACGCTTTTTAGGAACAACCGTCTGAGCTTCAGCGCTTTCAACCTGGATTTTCGTTGCATAGAAAGAATCCTTCGAAATATCCTTCCAACCGCGTTTGCGATTCACCTCCGCTTCCATAGGGGTGTAAGCGATATGCTTACCGTGTTTCTCGTGCATCTGAAAAATCATGCCGCACCTCGATAGGGTTTCCCGTACAGACCTTGTTCGCCGTTTTTGTTAATCAAGTATTGCTTCATTGCGTTGGAGACTGCGACGACTTTCCACTCAGGGTCTTTTAGCATGGCTTCAAGGAGTCCATGACTGCGGTTTTTATAAATCCAGCCGTAATTCGTGAAGTAGGTAATGAACTCTTCGCATTGGAGAATGAACGAGAGTTCCGTCCGGTAATCCTTCCCATCCGCTCGGACAATGAGCTGATACTGCTGGTCAACATGCCGATCGATATGGGTGATGTCGGAATAAGAACCTTCGCACCCGAAGTAGCTGACATCCATGTAACCGAGATTGATCGCTAGCGAAGGCGTTCTTGTCGCTGTCGAGGTACCGCCGATAATCCCATCCTCGTGAGTTTCTATCAGGTCGAAGACCTTGAAGTTTTTCCCTTCAAGATATTTGAACAACGTTGGGTCACAACATGAGGCAACTAACGCGTCTTTCGGCAGAACATCGGTTGTGAACTCGCTCGGGTCTACGGTAATGAACGTGCATTTAATGCCGTGGTGATGTAGCCAATTCGCGGTGAAGTTAATCCCCCAAATATCCCCATCCCAAGCCTTTAACTCATCCAGAT